GGGTGCGGATGATACACCACCGGCGGGACTATGGTGTCATCATTGCAACCACCGTTGTCCTGTGCCCAGGCAAACACTGAAGGATATAAATCCGGGTCGGGAGATGATGGGACGTGCGGCACCTGCCAGAGTGGCTCAATCACGGCTTGAACCACACAGGATTGCCATTGGGTACCATCCTGTTCGTCCAAGGCCACCGCCGGGAAACCGTAGGTAACACCGTTCGGGAAACTCTCACCATTGGGTGAGATGCAAACGACGGAGGGATCGCACGGTGTGAACGGCAGACATCCCTGGGTTTGGTTGAAACTCGTTATATCCGTCAGGGGCACGCTTTGGGGTGAACCAAGCGGAGACAAATCGTCAATACCCATAGCGCCGCCATTCGCCTGGTAGGAAGTTATGGTGTCATTGATTCGGATGGCTTCGGCGCGGGCGCGATAGTTAAACAGGAAATCAAGCAGCAGATAACTGTGCTTGGGCGTGGTGTCGTTCCAATGCCACGATGCCGCGCCGTGAGCGACTATCCATTTGGCTGCCGCAATCGTGGCGTAGGCTGTGGGCACGGTAAATTGAGGGTCGCTCACCCGCGTCACGGTCACGTTTGACGCGAGCACGTTCATTCTTTTATCAAGGATGTCAACTTTCTCGTCGGCCACTTGGTTGAGCGCGAGATAAGGAGAGCCGGTGATGGTGAGTTTGACGGGAGATTCATCGGCCACGGTCGTCACCACAACCCGCCCAATAATGCCGGGCGCATCCGGGAAGCGCAGCCGGCCAAAGGTGGTGGCTGAATCGCCGGACGACCATACCGCCGGCCAGCCAGTCGGTACGTTGAACTGCTTTGCGCCCAAAGTCACGGTCGAGCCAGTGGCGGAAGCAATCAAGTAAAATCCTCCCACCGATATACCGCCCCAAATCTGGCCCGCGTAAGCGCCAAAGTCTGGGGGTGTGATCGGGTTTCCACCACCATCCGACAGCGTAACGACTGCGCCAGCCCCGCTGCCGGAAACTGAAACCACCTGATACACGATGCAAACTCCGAACGCATGGGGAACGGTTTCATCATAGGAAAATTTATCCGCTCCGGCGGGCCGAGCGAAGTTGTGGGATTGCCAGGGCAGCAACGTCTCCACCCATTTTTGTTTGAAGATACCCGTGGGCGGGTTTACGATACCCATCACTGCCCAAATGTTTTTTTTGTAATAAACGCCTGCGCCGGACGGGAGTGGAGTGTTGTCATTCGTCCATTGCGTGCAGTTTTGCGGCAGAACGTCCGGCGTCCAAGCGCCGTAACTGTTCACATCCATGTAGGCCGGATAGGAGTCAATGGCTGCACACTCAATCCAATTTTCGCGCCGGAAATCGAAGGACTTCTGATAACCGGCGGGGTTTGGTGCGCCGCGAATTGAGCCGTCGTAAAGCGCGGCGTTTGGGTCAACCCACGAAGGTCCAAGAAATCCTTTAATAGGACTCGTCTCCCCCGATTCGTTGCGTGTCACCAGTGGAGCAAAGCCGCAATAACCGTCCGTCCGAAACGGATAAAGCGCATCATCATTGAGCGGCCAAAGCGACAGCAGGTTGGCGTCAATGTCGTTCAGCACCGCACTTCCGGGGTTGGGGACAGAAAGGGTCATGCTGCCGTAGGAATGAGTGTGATCCCCTCCACTAATTTTGAGCGGATGGTCTGGGTCTGTGGTAACATAATAAAGGGGATCTCCGGGGGCGCGGCCGTTGTGATCAACTATGAGGTTTGCTATAGTGTAATTTTCTAACACTATAATATCCCACGAAACAACCGTAGCTGACCGGGAAAATGAAATCGTTATCGAGGTAGAGTTACCCTCCAATCCTAGAAAATCAGCGAACGGTATGCTGGCTGAACCAGAGTAATTGTTAAAATCAGTCAATGGAGGCAATAAAGTTCCGGACGAGTCAAGGCCAGCATTCCACGCAGTGATAATGTCAGGAAGTGTCATTCCCGCCGCCACCGCACCGTACCACGGTGCGCCGTTAGCGGCTGGCCAACCCGGAAAGTTGGACAAATGCAAGTCCCAAAACATAGTATCAGCATTCGCCGCCCCACCATCAGGGCCAGACCCGCCTGAAGTGTGATATTCTCCGCTGTACCCGTACTTATCTTGACTTGTCCACAATGAACTGGTTAAACCCCCCGTCAATGGGTCAACTGAAACGCTTCCGCTGCCAGTTGAAGTAGAGTATATCCCATCCCCGTTCTCTTGGACATGCTGCCAGTCGAGGTGAACATCGTAAGTCACGGTCAGATATTTCACATCGTCAACCGTGGGTTGAAACGATGCGAAGGGCAAAATAGCCCCCCCGGCAGCGGTGCTAACCAGGGCTTTATCAGCATTGCCATTACCCGTCGTCCACGGTCGAGTTCCATGGTGTTCTCGATACGCCTGCACGTTCTTGAATCCGCGTTTGCAGCAGACCGACAAGGAAATCGTTTCCGGCGTGAAGGTTAAAGTGAAACTCGCCGACGCGTTGCCGTTGGTTGGGGTGCAAGGCGAGGGTGGGTTCGTGGAATACGAGCCACGGTCAGCCGCACGGGCTTTCTTTATTTTTCCCGTGACGGCCTCCACTGAAACCACCTTGATACTTGCCGGCCCGCCGCCGCCGCCGGCGTAAACACCGCCCGGCACGTTCAGTAAATTGCCGACAGCGTAACCCGTCCCGCCGTCCAGGATGGAAACCGACAGAAGCATGTCCGGTCGCATCCAGGTATTTGCCGGAACATCGTTGTCAATCGCCCAAGGTCCACAACCGCCGGAATTTCCCGCTCCGCCTCGGCCGGTGCCGGTTTTGTAATTATAATTGCCGGTGCAGTTATAGCCTTCAATTCCGCAGGGATTTGGTGTCGGCAGTGGCGACGGGCCGGTGACCGTGTCGCCGTACCAAGGCGTGGTGTTATTGCGATAGACCGGGATGTTTTCCTCCGACTCTTTGCCGTGGCGGTATCTCTTGCCATTGCCGCAAAGGACCGAGCCGGGGCAGGGAGCGCGAAACGGAGGGCGTTGTCCACCAACGAGGCTCATAATTAGCACCAAACTTGCGCGGCCAAAATATCAGTCCTAAGCAGTTGGCGCGGGATGGAGATTTGCTGGGCGATCTGGGTCTGGGTGTTAACGTAGCCGATGGGCACATGTGCGGCATCGGGTACGGGGTAGCTGGTCCAGCCCTGGTCTATGGGCGCGCCGCCGGGGTCGTCGCCCAGGCCGCTGGCGGGGTCTCCCCATTTCACAACGGCCGTGGTGGCGCTAATTTCCAGCCAGATCCAGACTTTGGGGATGTTGGCGGGCAAAAGTATTTCAAACGCGCCGACGTTGAGGATGTCCGGGTAGGTCTCGTCGTCCGGATCGAGCGCGCCGTCGGTGCCGGTGGCTTGTAAGCTGGAGACGTAGCCGCCGCGGACGCGGAACTTGAGCCAGTCGGCGGCCGGGTCCGGTGCGGCGCGGAGATAATAAGGGAGCTGGTAAAGGCGGAAGGGAAAATGGCCGAAGGAATGGCGCTGCGGGAGTATCGCGGTGGTGTCGCGGCGGAGTTGCGCGAGCTGCGCGAACAGCAGTTTTACGTCTTCATCCTGCTCATTGATGCGGGTCCAGTTTTTGGTGACGGATCCGCCAGCTTCCAGCGGCTGACGCCCGGCGGGTTGGTGAGAAGTTCCCTCCATAACTCACGGGGGGTAAAGGTCCGGGTCCCAATGGCTGGCGGGGGTGCAGAGCCAGGCGCAGGTGTATTTGTACTGAGCGCCGGTCCACTTGATATCATCGGCCGTGCGCAGCGAAGCAAAAGTGGATGGGATGAAACTGGCGAGCGGACCAAGCGGAGCCTGGCTGTAGCCGCCGAGGTTGGCGACTCCCACGAGCGAATAATAACTGCGGGTCCAACTGTATTTAAAACCGGCGAGGTAGAAGTGGGTGTTGCCACGGTTTTTCTTGTTGAACAAATCCAACAACATGCCGGTGAGCGCGTAGGGCGTGGATCCGTCTTTTTGGAACGCCTTGATGCAGGCTTGAACCTTGGCAAAATCCGCGTCCACGAGGGTGCTGTACCGCTTGTTTTTTTCGAGGGCTGGGTTGACTTCGAAGGGCGCGAGGCCGACTTCATCCGGAGGAAGTTGCTGGCCGCTGGCAGCACCGTTGCCACCGCCGGCGGCGAAGACGATGGTGAGCTTGCCGATGCCGCCGCGCTGGCGGTTGATGGTGCTTTTTTGAACCATCCAGCCGGCCATGTTCATAGTGCCGATGGTGCCCCGCGGGAGCGCGCCGGCCAGGGCCATCTCGTGCGTGCCCATGTAGGTGCGCGTGCAGGTCGGCTTGGTGCCCAGGTCGTAAACCGGGCTGTCCGGCATCTCGATGAGCTGGTCGGTGGGACCGAGCCATTTTGGAACGCCTGCCATTTGATGGTTATTGGTTGAGGGTTGAGGGTTGAGGGTTGAGAGTTATTCTGCCGGCAAGATGCCGGCAGCACGTTGGAGGGGCAGGTCGTCGCTGGTCATCTTGGGTTTGGGCGGACATTTGAGGTCGGGTTCGATGCTCACCAGAATTTCGATAAGGGCGGCGAGGGTGATGCCGGCATGGAACTGGCCGCGCTGCATGAGGAGGCCGGCATCGCCGAGAGAGAGTTTGCGGATGACGCCGGGCCGGGGTTCATCATGGACGGTGGAGCGGACGCCCTGCGGTTCGTGCCAGTGGCCTTCGGCAACACCTTGCGGTGTGGCCACCTTGAGTTTGGAGATGATTTTCATTTTAATCGTTTACGAGTTTGTCGCCGAAATCTTTCCCGGCGATGGTTGCCAGGTGATCGTTGGTGATTTTTTGCATATCGAGCATGTCCGCCGTGTTGCGCGCGACCTGCTGTTGGACATCGCCGCCGCCGTTGCTGCTGTTGAAGATGAGTCCGATTTTTTCAAGGTCGGTGACTTCTGGTTTGTAAGGTTCGGCAAAACCGACGCCCGTCGCCGGGCCGGACTTGGTTTCCTCGGCCACAGCTTTGGGGATGCGCGAGACGAGGCCGGCAACCAGGGCGGCAAATTTGTCCTGCTCCGGACCGCCGGAGTTTTTGTAGGCATCAACCAGGGCTTTCGCCTGGTTTTTTATCCCTTCGGCCGTCATGGCGGCGCTGGCCTTGAACATGGCGCCGAGAAATCCGCTCGCATCGCTGTTTGCGTCTTTCTGATGCTGGTAATTTTCGGTGAAGGATTGGGCTTTGTAGTTGTCCAGCCCGACCAACTTGCCGAGCTTGGGAATCTTGCCAATGCCCTCGTAGATTTTCTGGAATAAAGTGTCAAAGGCGGCCACCAGCAGGTCGCCGAGGGACAGGAACATTTTTGCCACCGTGGCCTGCAACAAGCCAAATTCGCCGATGGCCACCTGGACGATGCCGATCCAGTAACCGCTGTTGCCGAGGGTGCCGGCGATGATGTTGGTGACCTTTTCAAACGCGGCGGTGAAGCCCTGCACGATGATTTCCGTGACGCTGCCGTCCTTGAAGGCTTGCACGACGGCGAGGCCCATGGTGGTGAAGTCAATGGAGGAAATATATTTCTCGATCTTGATGATCTCCGGGGCGAGGCCGGAGGCGAGTCCAGCCCAGAAGCCCTCGATGTGAGACTTGATCTCGGTCATTAAATCTCCAACTTCGCGGAAGGCTTTGGCGTTGGAGGCGAACAAGGCGGCTTCAGTCTTGCTATGAGCCAGCGCGCCGGCGACCTGCTCCGCACTGCCGGCCATTTGCATGAAGTCGCCGGCTGAAAACCGGCCGAACAACCCATTGGCCGCGCCGACGGCGTCGTTGGGGTTCATCTTGTGCAGGGCGGCGGTGATTTGCTGGATGGCATCGAGGGGGCTTTCCGAGGCGAGTTTGGCGCGGTCCAATCCGAGGGCGGCGAAGATGGAATTGGTTTTGCCGCCCATCTCGTTCACGCCGCTGAGGGCCTTGCGGACGCGGAGAATCATGGGCGCGGCGGAATCGGCGGACAGACCCGTTTGTTTTAATATCTCCTGCAATTGGTAAAGGTGGGAGACGGTCTCGCCGGTGCGGGCGCTCAGTTCGCCCAGGTGCGCGCCGCGTTCCATGGCGGAGAACATGGACTCGAAGGAAGATTTGACGATTTCACCGGCGCCGGCGAAGGCAACCATTGCGCTGCTGCTCACGCCGATTTGGGTGAGAAATTGGGAGGCTTGAAGACCAAGGGTGAATTGTAAAACGCCGGCCATATTAAGAAAAGGCTGAAGGCTGAAGGCTAAAGGCTAAAGTCCGGCGGCGGATTTCTTGCGCTATATAACCGGGCGAGGTGCGCTCGGCGGAGCCGAGCGGATTGCATTCCTGGCTGAAGGCGGCCAGGGCGAACGCCTGGGCCAGCGGCAGGCGGTCCTGCGCTTCGCTGCGGGTCATGTGGAAGTCGCGCATCATGGTTCCTAAGAGGCAGAGCCACCAGCCGAGGCCGTCTTCGGCGCCGGTGGTGGCGGAGTAAAAACCTCGCCCTCCCGCGGTTTATCTCCGTGTTGAATGACGGTCGCGAAACTGGCGGCGTAATGGCCGGCCACGGCGGCTTGTAATTTTGCCAGGACGACGGGGTGGATGGTGTCGCCGAGGGTGGTCATGGCGGTCTCGCGGAAGCGGTCCCGGCCGGTCGCCAGGAGGGCGCGGAGCCGTGGCGGTGGTGTGATAAAACAGAAAACAGTTTCCACGCTGGCGGCTTCGTCGGATTTGATTTCCTTGGCCATACGCCCGCTCGCGCGCTTCATGCGCAGCGCGTGCGCGGCGGCCTGGCCTTCGGTGGTGGATTCGTCCACGGCCGTGCCGGCGGCCAACTCCTCGCGCATGATGCGGACCACGTCGAGCAGTGGAGATTTTATCTGGGCGAGGATGGCGAGCAGGCCGAGGGTGACGGGGAGCAGGGTGAACTCGCCTACCTGGCGGCGGCCGTCGGCGAAGGCTTCAGCCAGCGGGCCGGGCAGGACGACGTCGCCGGATTTCTCCGTGGCCTCGAACTGGCTGCAAGCCTTGGCGAGGTAGGCTTTGGGGAGGCCGGTGGCGAGGTCAATGGAATCAGGAGTTGGATCTGCCAGCGGGACGCTGGCAGCACGTTTTTTTTGGGTTCGACGCGGCATAGTTTTTGGGGACTGCCGGTCCCGCAGTGCGGGACCGGTCAGCACGTTGTTAATTATTCGTAATGGCGAAGGTTGTGGGGCCAGTGGGGATCACCGGCGGGTTGTTGGTCATCGTGGCGGCCAGGGTGTTGGTGTTGTAGAGCGTCAGGGTGAGGTTGGTGCTCAACAGACCGTTGGTGCCGACGGAGCGGACAATAATCCACGCCGGCGATCCGACGGTGCCGTTGATGACGATGCGCGTGCTGCTGGTGGGCACCTGGGCAAAGAAATACCAGGTGTTGGTGCTGGTGGTGTTGGTGTATTGCCAGGCGGCCTGGTAGCCGATGAGCGCGCCGTTGGTGTCGGCGGGCAGCGGCGGCACAAACGTAAGCGTGTAGGAAGCAAAGGCTGAAGGCTGAAGGCTAAAGGCTAAAACCGCGTAAAGCGCAAACAGGAGCGCCACGCGGCAGGCGGCCAGGGCGCAGATAACGGCAAGGGACTGCCGGCAAGATGCCGGCAGCACGTTGCGGCCACGCGGTTCAAGCCGCCGCCCTACCATTATCTTCCTGCGGGTCGTCATACGGGGTCGTGATCGGCCAGGAAGGCGTTGGCCATGACGGTGCTCACGGTGTCGGTGTCCTCGCGCACAATGGTGAAGGCGGGCTTGCGGCCGCCGCGGCGGGCGCCGAAGTCGAAGTCGGGCGTGTGATCGGCCACGGTAAAAAGCAGGCCGTTGGTTTTGTGGCGGAATTTCTTGGAGACGTGAGCTTTGTAGTCCACGGCGGCGGGTTTGGTGATTTCGGGAGGCATAGGTTTTATTTGGTTAGTTGGTTCTGCCGGCAAGATGCCGGCAGCACGTTGTTAGACGATGGAGTTGGTGAACCAGTTGACGGTCATGGTGTGGTCGCCCTCGCGTTTGCGTTCAAGGTCAATGCCGTCCTCAATGAGGATGAAGTTTTTGGCGTTGGCGGCGCCGGGAACTTTCATGGTGATGATGTCGTACTGGACGGGCCAGGTGATGGCGGTGTCGTCCACGCAGGTGATCTGGAGTTCGTCGCCGTCGTTGAGGCCGACGAGGATGGCGGTGAAGCCGTTGTTGTCCTGGATGAGGGTGGGGGCGCCGCCAAGGCGTTTGTACATGATTTTTTTGACGATGGCGGTATTGAGGGCGTTTTGGAGGACGGCGTTGCCGGTGTTGGCGTTGGCGGAGCCGGTGCCCCAGCGGACGGTGGTGACGCCTTTAATTACAAGTGTGCCTGGCATAATTTAGTTGAGTGTTGATGGTTGAGTGTTGCTGGGTGAGGGATTGGTGGATTATTGGATTCGTGGATAAATGGATGAGGGGCCTGCCCCGTGTGGCTCGGAGCGAAGCGGGATGGTTGGTTTTGAACGGGGCGTGGTCATGGCATCTTCCCAAATTTGTTAATTCTTAATACAACGGACAGAGAATCCCCAGGCACGGTTAGGGTAGGCATTACCTAGGAATATAGCAGAGCCGCTATCGTACATGCGATAGGCGAAAGCTCCGGAAACACTACTCGCCCACCAAAAGCCGTTGACACTAGTAAAGTTCAGATCCCCAGTGTTATAGGCGCGGCCCCCTGCTAGGGTAAGTTTTAATGATGAACTATATGCCGTGGCGGCATTCGTAATGGCCGGAGCACTTGTGGCAAGCGTGGTCCATTCCTGTGTTGTCGGCAGACGAAAACCTGGTGGAGATGGATTATTCGTGCCATTCACTCCTTGCCACAAATCGTTATTTCCCGGACTGCGCCAATCAGGTGTACCGATAATAAACAGATTCGTTCCCGGATTGTCTGTGGAACTGGTGTTGGTCGTAGTTCCATACAACGGGGTTCCTGTCACGGGGCCTGTCCATGTTATCTTTTGATGGCCGTCTGCACGTCTACCCCATTGGAACAGGGAACCATATGCTTGATAATCATTAGCCGCTGTTGCTACGCTCTTTGCTCCGAGGTCGCGATCAAGCCAAACCCTTGTATCGGCACCAGTAACAACACCGTAGGTAAGATGGTCAACCGTGTTGGAAAATAGCGTGGCGGCTGTATTCGTCCACCAATCACCACTGAATCCTCCTGCTGCCGCCGCGCTCGGCACGGTGGTCCATTGCCCTCCGGTGGCCCATTGCCCGCCGGTCTGCCAGTTGGTGGTGTTCTGGGCCTGCGAACATCGAACATCGAACATCGAACATCCAATAACCAAAAATGTTGAAATAAAGAATTTCATGGCAGGTTGGTGCTGCAAGGAATGGTCATTACCGTTGAACCGTTCGTCCAAGTCAGCTTGCCGGTAAAGATGCCGGTGAAACTTCCGGCGGTGTAACCGGCGAAGTTCAAACCGGCCAGATTAGTCAGCGATAGCGAGGCAGATTGCGGCACATAGGGCAGTTGAGAGTAGGTAATGCCAGTCAGATTGGAGCCGGTGCCGGTGAAAATCCCCCAAATTGGCCCGCCGCCAAACACGAAACCGTTAGCCGCATACCAGGTGGCGCGATTGTTCGTCAGGCTGCCCCATGGCGTTCCATCCGACCAGACAAACGTGTTGTCGTTGGTGGCACTGGCATTTCTCCCGCCAGCATGACTCGCAGACCCGGTGACCGTGTTGAGATAACCCTCCACATGACTAAAAGGTCCGGTGACAACATTCCCTTCACCTTCTGCGTGGGCGACTGTGCCGAGGTTTGAATTGCCATAGCCTTCCGAATGACTTTCACTACCGCTGGCCGTGTTACCGTAACCTTCCGCGTGGGCTTCGCCGCCATCAGCCACATTATTCATGCCTTCGGCGTGACCAAAGATGCTGGCACTATTATTCAAGCCTTCTATGACACTCCCACCCAGAATCGTCGGGTCGCCAATCACCATCCATCGCAGATCGCCCTGGGCGAAGGTGGGGTAGTTGGTGGAGAGGTTGGGGACCGGGGAATAGACCAGCGAACCTTCCGCGCGGATCGTGCCGTTGGTGGCGGGCATGATGAAGCTGAACGGGGTGAAGTTGTTGCCGATGGGCGCGACCTGGTATTGGCTGGGCACGGCGTTGCTGATGGTGAACTGGCCGTTGATGTCCGTGGTGAAGTTGGTCCGCCAGAGCACCGCGACGCCGCCGCTGGCCGGCTGCGGGAAGTCGAGGGCGCTCACGATGCACTTGACGCCGGGAAGAGGGTTTTGTTGGGAGTCGAGGAGGGTCACCACTACATTCCCGGCAAGGGAACATTCAACATTCAACATCGAACTTCCAACCGCGTAAAGCGCTAACAGCGCCACGCGGCGGGCGGCCAAAAGAAAACAACACCTCACCCCGGCCCTCTCCCCGCCGGGCGCGGAGAGGGAGATGATCGCTTGGAAAAGTTTATTCATTTTCAACCTGGTCGGGGATTTGGGCGGCCAGGCCCATGGTGATGGCGTAGGCGTCGGTGGTGACGCCCTGGAATTGCAGCCGCTTGCTCCCATGATACCGCGGGACGGATTCCCCCGGCACATCAGTGACGCGCAGCGCACGCAGAATCTCACGGGCCTGCTCGACCAGCTCGAACATCGCGAGGCCGCCGGCGACGCCTTTCATAAGGGAATCACCCTGCTTGAGGTTGAAGCCGCGGCCGCGCGAGATGGCAATGATGAATTTGCGGTCCACCCGGCCGGACCAGTCGTCGTTCAAAGGGTCGCGGGGATTTTCTTCGTCCCACAGGATCGCCGATCGCGGAACGCCGGGGTTCTCGCCAAGGATCTCGAACAGGTGAGGCTCGTCGTTAGCCACCTTGACGGACCCGCCCACACCCTTGTGCCAGGCGGCCAGGGCATCGAGCATCAGTTGGATTTGTTCCTTGATGGTCATGTGGTGGAGGCGTTGATTTTGGACTTGCGGCTGATGATGGCGCCGGGGACGAAGGCCGGGCGTTCCCGCGCATCGAGCGATTTTTTGCGGTCGGCGATGTCTTTCAATTCCTGGCGGAAGTCATTCGCGCGGGTGGTGTAAGGATTTTTTTCGTCGGTGCCCTGGCGGCGGCGCTCGTAAATTTTCTCGCAAACAAAAATCAGGGTGGCTTCCTGCGCGAACTGGGGCACGGGCGAGAGGGGCGTGATGTAGCGGCCGGCCAGAAAGCCGTCCACGGCGAGCTGCGCGGCGGCGATGATGCGGTCGAGCAGGCCGTCGTCGGGGTTGCCGTCGCCGTCGTCATCGAGGGCGTTGAGGAGGCGCGGGGCGCTGAACTCGTCTTCGACTTGTTGTTGGGTGATGTACATCGTTATTTTTTCACGGCCACCTCACCCCGGCCCTCTCCCCGTTGCGGAGAGGGAGAAATTGCCTGATCGTCGAGAAAGGCTTTTTGCTGGTGCGGGAGGGGGTAGCTGGTCTGGCCGATGTGTTGCAGCAGACAGTGGGTGTCGCCATAAACGGCTTCGCCCAGGTCAAGCCAGCGCTGGCAGAAATACCAGTCTTCACTCAGGTAGCGGCGCGTGGTGTCCGGATATTGATAGACGCCCATGGGCCAGAGGTCGTGTTCTTTGCGGAATGTCGGGGTGCCCCCAGGTGCCGTGCCGGAGGCCGGCGCTCCAACACTAGCGATGTCGCTGGTGTATTCGATCTGCGGGCCGTATTTCAAAATCATGCGCTCGAAGACTTCGCGGGCGATGCACATGAAACCGGTGCCGATGTATTTGACGGCTTGCAGGTGGTCCGGTCGGATGGGCGGCGGCGGGACGAGGCCGTTGGCGCACCATTCGAGTTCGTTCGGGGTGCGGAGCGGATAGAGGCCGCCAACGATCCCCACGTCGTGGCTGGTGATGCGCTCGAAATCTTCGCGGGTAAAAATGATGTCGCTGTCCACAAACACCAGGTGCGAGCAATCGGTGGCCAGGAAATCGGCGGTGAGACGGTTGCGTGAGCGGGCGACGCCGTCGCCATTGTTGAAGCGGATGGTGCCCTTGATGCCTTTGGCGGCGAGGCGCAACAGGCACATGGCGGTGGGGGCGGTGATCTCGCGGTTGATGGGCAAGGCGATGAAAATCTTACGTGGGGATGAAGATGGATCTGCCGGCAAGATGCCGGCAGCACGTTGGGGCAGGGAGACGCCACTGCCGGGACGGGCGAATTTGAGGACGCCGTGTTCCGGTGAACCTGGTTTGTTTTCCAGGAGAAACAATCCCCACTTGAAGCAAATGGCGGTGATGGGCGCCACGTCCGCGGTTTGATGATACTCGCAGACCAGGGCGCGGGTCAGAGCGAGATCCAATTTTTCCACAATCTCAAGCTCGCAGCCTTCGGTGTCTATCTTGACCAGCTCCGCCGAGTCAAGAGTGGCGGCATAGATGCAATCCACGGTTTCGGTTTTGTCGGTCTGGCGGCCGCGCTGGTGAAAGCCGCAGGTGACGGGCATGTCGCCAAGGAAGATTTTGGCGGGGCCGGTGAAATTGCGGACGGCGAAGGGGAAGATTTTTATTTTAGTCTCTGCCGGCAAGATGCCGGCAGCACGCTCGAAATTTTCTTTGACCGGCTCGTAGGCGCTGATTTCAGCGGCGGGCCATTTTTTTGCGTAGTGCAGGGAGAAGGCACCGATGTTCGCGCCGATGTCCAGGATGGTGCGCGGCGGCGGGATGATGGTGAGATCGTAAGCGGCGACCTCATCGGCCATCCATTGGGGGATTTTAGATTTCTCGGATGCGGGCGTTCCGGGCACTGCCGGCAAGATGACCGGTCCCGCAATGCGGGATTGGGGAGCCGGCGATCCGTTTTTTTGAGTTTCAGTTTGCATTTTTATTTTGTGTGCATTGGCCGAACCTCGGCCTGGCTATTTTAAAAAGTAACGGCGCGGCGGAGAATGCACTAACCACCGCGCCGTCGGTTTGACAACCACGCGTCCGCGTCATGACGACGTGGTCGCAAAGACTCGTGGTTTGTTATTCGCTCGCCCAGTCGGCCTGGAGCAGCAGGGCGGTGCTGTTGCCGGCGCCGGCCGGAACGGCGACTTGCAACTGGATCGGCCCGCGCAGGTCCGGAGGCAGCGGCATATCAATGGTGCCGGCCCCGGCATAGGCGGGGGAGCCGTTGGTGGTGACGCCGGGGATGGTGGCCTGAATGCGGGGCTGGGTGTTGGCAAAGGTCACGCCGCCATCGCCGGAATCCTGGAGGTCCACGGTGATGGTTTTGGTGTTGTCCGAGTTGGCGGGCAACGCGGGCACGGTGAGCTTCAAGCGCCCGGCGCGCCAGTTGTCCGAGAATCCGGCGACGTCCACCTGGAGGTCGAGGGTTCCAGTGTTGACGTTCGCCGCCGCGGCGGGGAAATAAACTTCGAGATGGAGGGATGAATCTTTCATGATTTTATTTTGGAGTTGATCCCGCTTCGCCAGGGGCTACGCAGGACAGGGTGTTGAGTGTTGAGTGTTGATCCCGCAGAGCGGGACGGGTTCTAATGGCCGATGGCGATATAGGTGTTCGTCACATACTGGGCACCCCCGCTGTAAATGAAGTACGTGGTGGTGACGGTCGTGACGTAGGCATTGGTGGCGGCGGGGACGCTGCCAGCCAGCTCCATCATGACAACGGGCGGCGCGGAATAAACGTAGTTGGTGGCAAACGTATTGGTCGCCAAACCGCTGCTCGTGTAGGTGATGGACACGCCGGTGTTGATTCCATGCGCATACTGCGCGGCGAGCGTCTGGCCCGGCTGGGTGGCCGGGACCACACTGGCGTTGGGAAGATACGCGCCGCTGGCGGTCACGGAGTTGGTGTAGTAGGACTGGGCGTGAACCAAGGCTGAAGGCTGAAGGCTGAAGGCTAAAACAACCGAAGCCACAAGACAGAATCGAAGAATATTTTTCATGGTCGTGATTTTTTAAGTTTTGTTTTTTATTTTTGCTCCTCACCCCGGCCCTCTCCTCGTTTAGCGAGGAGAGGGAGGGCGAAGATTAATCAGAATGCGGCGGACAGTTGGATGCCGTCGGTGACCACGATCGGCACGCCGTTCATGTCGGTGGTGGGGACTTCGGAAACGTTGGCGATGTCGCGGGCGTTGCCGGTCTGGCGGCTGGCCTGGATGACCACGGTGCGGGACTGCTGGAGGCCGCCCCTGGCGCGTTTGGTGGCGAAACAGTGGGTGTACTTGATGCCGGTCGGGATGAGGGCATCGAGCTTGGCGGTCAGGGCATCCGTCCAGGGATGGGCGGCGTCAATGTTTTTAACGCAGGCGACACACCAGGGATGGGCGGCGCTCAGACCGATGAAGCCGGAGATGTTGGTGATGTTCTTGCGGAGCTGCTTGGTGGCGTCCTTGGGGTCGGCAACGTATTGCCAGACCCACGGCTTCATGTCCACGGTCTGGTTGCCGCCGAACAGGAAGCCGATGCCCTGGGGATTGTTCCAGACATACCAGACACATTCCGCGGCGGGATTGACGCTGCCAGGATTCGCGTCAATAAAATTGACGATGGGCTTGCCCGTGCGGGAATCCACCACGCCGGCATTGGCGACGCCGTTGCCGTTGTAGATTTTGAGCACGTCAATGAGGCCGGGGAAACCGCCGGCATTGTAACCCAGCCCGCCGTAGAATTGCTGGGAAAACTTGATGGCCTTGTCCTGCAAGGCCCCGGTGACTTCATCGGATTGCAGGTCGCCGATGCTGTCGCCGTCCTGCGCGGCGGCGATGACTTCGGCCTCGTCAATCGAGAGGTGCGAGTCAAAGAAGAAGGTCTCGAAGCGGCGGCGTTCATAGGCGCCGGCGCCGGGAACAACGCCGGAGTTGAAGGAGCGGAAGGCGCCGCCCTTGCTGATGCCGATCTGCACGCGGGCGGTGGTGCTGGTGCCGGGGATGGGACGGCCGGAGAGGACGGCGATCTCGGGGGCGGCGCTGATGATTTGCTGGACAAGGCCGATTTCCTTGTCGGTGCCGCGGCGAGCGGCGAGGTCCATTGCGGTTAAGAAAAGTTTTGCCATATTCGTTTAATAGTTGATTTTTATTTTTTGAAACGTGAAACGTGAAACGTGATGGGTTAGCTGCCGGCGGCGGCTTCGGCGTCGAGGAGTCCGGCCATGTCCACTTTGCCGTCCTTGCCGGTGAATTTCTTTTGGGCGCCGTCGGTGAGGCCGGTGCGGGAGCGCTCGGCGAGGGCGACGGAGACGGGGGTGTTGGCGGAAAGGATTTGCAGCGTGCCGACTTCGAGTTTCTTCAACTCATCGGCGGAGAAGGCCGAGCCGTCGGGTTTCTTGGGGACCTTGCCCTCGGCGGCGAAGGTGGCCACGAGATCGTCGCGCAGGGCGTTGAGAGTGGCGGCCTGGCCGGTCTTAATGCCGGATTCCAGCGCGTCGAGGCGCGGGATGATTTGCACCAGATCCTCGGCGCTGAACGTGAGGACCTTGCCGCCGATGGTGGCGGACAGGGTGGCAATGGCCTTGGTGCCGGCGTCCTCGATTTTCTTGAGGCGGTCGCCGAGACCGGCGGTGAGCGTGGTGAGTTCCTCGGGCGCGACGAGTTTGCCGTCCGGGAAAAGGGCGGCAAGGGTGGAGATGAGGCCGAGGCGTGACAGCACGTCCTCACGTTTGGAATCGGTCTTGAGACCGAGGACGGGCACGAGTTCTTCGGGCGTGATAGGTTTTTTCATTGGATGGTTTGCGTTTTGGTTTTGGTTTGGGGATGCCGTGCCGGAGGCCGGCGTTCCGGGAGAGGTGTTAAAAAAGTTGAGGTCAGTGATGGAACCGTTGGGAGTAAGAGCGACGGAATGGATCATGGTGACCTCGCCGCCTTCATCAAGGAGGGCCGGGGAAAGGTCTTCAAAGTTTTTCGCGCGTTGCAGGCCCAGCGGCGTCCAGACGATGTTCTCCAGGAAGATGCCGTCGTCTTCAACGGGTGTGACATCACCGTAACCGAAGATGATGGGCGGCTGGCCGTTTTTCATCAGCTCGTTATAGGCGGCCGTGCCGCGCACGGTGCAATGGTCGAAATCTATGGCGACGCGGTCGAAGCCTTCGCGCTTCTGATTGGCGGACAGGACGGCGGCGGTTATTTTGCCGGCGCGGTAGTTGCCCTTGGTGGAGGGATTGTCGCCCCAGGAAAAGATTTTAAGGCGGGTGGGGAGCGCAGCGCCGGTGAGGGCGTGGTTGGAAATCTTGAAAGTTTTTAGCTGCGCGTCGTCTATCACGATGCGCACTGTTTCACGGATTCAGGAAAAGCGTAAGCGCACGCGGCGGACAAGGCGGACAAGGCGCGGATTATTTAAAAGGGGGAAACCGCGTAAATCACTAATAGCTCCCCGCGGCAGGCATCGAACGCTGAACATCGAACGTCGAATGGGGGGAATGTAAGACAGAAAATGGAAGCGCCAAGAAAAATCGAAGACCCATTCCGCGTGAAACGTGAAACGTAAAACGTGACAGCGCCGCCTGGCAGTTCACGTTTCACGCATCACGTTTCATTCCACCTGTCTCTCGATGGCGCGCATCATTGCCGCGCCGATTTTTTCCTCGGCCTTGGGCGTGAGCTTGCCATTCTCAACCGGAAAGAATGGACGCGGCGGCGTCTTGCCGTCGGTCGAGCCGAATTGATGGACGACGCCGTAAGGGAATCCTTTGGCGAGCGCGGAGTTGGAAACTGTCGCGTGGTCACTGCCCACGTCCAGATGGAAACTCAGCGACAGCACGCGGGATTTTTGGAGATAGCTCGGGGAGCCGTCTTTTTTTTCTTTCCAGATACGGGGCCGATAGGATGCTCCGGCGTCATTGAAGGTGCCCATCGTAATACTCATGAGGGTAGTGCCGCCGGCGCGATAAGCTTTCTCTGGATATTTGGCGGCGTTCGCCGCCCGGGTGAGCGTGGGCGAAATGTCGTTGCGCGTGATTTTAAAACTGAAGCCGGCCATAGGTTATTTTTTTATTACGACTCCTCACCCCGGCCCTCTCCTCGTTTAGCGAGGAGAGGGAGAAGGCCCTACCAATCAAGGTAGGTCCAGAGGGTGCCGGTGTCGAGTTTGGTGTTGCGGGCTTTGGTTTCAAATTCCTGGAAGACTTCCGGGTCGTATTTGGCTCGGAGGTCTTTCATGGACATGGTCAAGTCGTCGGGGTGCCAGCGGAAGGCGTCCGGATCGTCCGGAGCGCTCACGTCGTGGCGCTGGCCATCGCGCATGAGGTTGCCGTTGTGCAGTTGCTTGAGGGCCGGGCCTTCGATGACATTCTGGTCTTCCGGGTTGTCGGAGGCGTCGCCTTCAGCGCGCGCCTCGTCCACAAGGTCGGGATTCATCGGGCGCGCGTAGCACACGCAGCCGAGATGGCCCCAGGGTCCGTAATGGTCATCCCAAAACGGATCATCCTTGGGCAGGATCACGCCGTTCAACGCGAGATGGCTTTCGGTGGGCACCTGGCATTCGCCGTGGAGATATTGGAGGCAGGTGGTGTCGTCATCAGCCTGGGCGACGCGCCAGACGCTGGCGCTGAATGCCTGAAAACCGTTGACGCGGAGAATCATTTCGGCGCGGACTTCGGCGCCGTCACCCAAATAGGGGTCAAGCGCGTCCATGATTTCTTTTTTGGATTCGTCCCAAGTTTGCTCCCCCAGCGGGATGGCCGCGACGCTGTCGCGGACGGTCTGCAAGACGTTCGCGCCGGCAATGCCGGTGATGGTGAAGACACGGGCCTTCAGCTCGGGGAGCATGGCGCGGAAGACCTTGCCGCTCACTACAGGCTTGCCGGCGATGAGAGCGGCGGCCTCTTTGTGCGGCGATGGTTTAAAAAAAGCGTCCATAGTCCAAAGTTCAATGTCCAATGTCCAATGTCAGTCGGATCATACAACTTTGGACTTTAGACCTTGGGCTTTGGACTGCCCTCCGCCGCACCTGTCGCCGCACACACTTGCAACGCTTCCTCCAGAATCTCCTGGACGCGCTGAGGCTGCCAGTCGGCGTAGAACAATTTCAGCTTTGCTTCGCAGTCCGCGCGCGAGGTGCTGCTCAGGACGATCTGCCGGACCGGAGCGAGCGCGCCGCGAAAGGCGGCGGCGAGGGCGGCGGAATGTTTCTCGACGATGGAGTCTATGGGCGTGGGCTTCGGTTGCGGATCGCCAACGGAAAAGACGGTGAAGGGAGTTGGTTTCTTAGAGTTTTTATTTTGGGGACTCGTGGAACTCGTCCCTCCGAAGCCGGGATCAAGCGGCGCGGGGGGGATGATGCGCTCGAAGGGGATGCCGGTGCGCTCTTCAACGGTCGGGATCGCATCATCGGTGGGTGTCCAGCCGGCGGTGCTCATGGCCATGAGGAAATCGGCGAACATTTTGGCGTCAACGTCGCTGAGGCCGCCCCAGACGAGTTTGATCATGCCTTTCAAGCCGTTCATGTCGCGGAAGGGAATGACGAGCTGCTGAATGACGGTCTCGGACAGGCTGGATTGGTCGAACATGCGGTAGTCTTCGCGCACGCTTTGCTGCATCTGGTTCGCGCCGGCGTTGAGGCCGTGCGGCTTGCTCCCGGAATCCAGGCCGGTGATGAGCTTGGAAATTTCGTTGTTGCACAGGTCGTGGAAAGTTTTGTGGCCGTCCGCGCCGCCGGCGACCATGGCCTCTTTCAAATCAATGCGGGAACTTTCGTCCACGACGAGGCCGCCGATGCTCCGGGCCAGGTCGAAGGCTTCGCGCAACAGCGCCACGGCCGCGGCGTCCGTGGCGTCGGTGTAGCCGACGGGGAAGGGCGAGCCGAAGCGCTCCATGAAGCGGGCGAACCATTCGCGTCCCAGATTGCGGAAATACCACCAGAAGAGAATGGCGCGGAAGGGGCCGCCCCAATTATCGCGAAAGCCGGTGAGGAGATGGCCGCGATGGACCATGTGGCGCGTGCGGTCAAGATACTCGGCGTGGGTGGCGTCGTAGATGATGCGGCCGTTCTCGCCGATGGGCCAGAGTTTCAAATACGGCTCCCAGCGATTCAAGTCCATGATGTAGGGCGCCTGGTTCAAACCATTGGCGGGCGTCTGGATCTGCTGGATGCTTGAGGCGGTGCCGCTCCCGAAGCCTCCGAGTTGATAGGCCCACTGGTAACAGAGCGCCTGCGGGTTGACGGGCACGAGGCGGGCCAACGTGAATTGCAACTGCGGTTCATCGCCGGCCGGTTCGCCGGCGGGCTGCATTATTTTTTCGACGATGGAAACTGGCCAGCCGCAATTTGAGTCCATCAACGCAACGAGACCGTCGCGCCAGTTTGCGCAATCGGATTTCGCGCGGGTGAAGGCGGCGGCCAGGGCGACGTCGTCGGGGTTGTCTTTGTCCGCCGGCATGATGGCAAGCGGCTGGGCGAGGAGGGCGAGCTTGCGGGTGTTGATCTCGGCCTGAATATGGTTGTCGGAAAGGAGGACGTCGCGATAGAGGCGGAAGAGATTATAGGTCTGGCCGTTCTCGGCCTCGCGGATGGCATTCTGAATGTCGTTGGCGGTGATGTCCTGGGTGATGTTGCTCGGCTCGAACCTAGGCGAGAGGGTGGCGCCCTGCTGAAAGGGCGGAGCAACGGGCTTGCCGCGCGACGCGGGTTTGGACTCACCGAAGGAGGCGACGGGGATGCCAAAGAGTTTGAGATGTTTCATGGTAATTTATTTGGTTCTGCCGGCAAGATGCCGGCAGCACGTTTGAAATGGGTGCGCGTAAAATCGCTTCGCGATCACGCGGCAGGCTTGGGTTGGGTAAAAATTCGATTTTGCTGCGATTAGACCATTCACCAGAATCAATCTGCGGCGTTTCGCGGAGGGGTACAAGGCGTCCGGGGCGCTTGCGGGTTGGGAGGGGGGTGATCATAACGTGGAGGTGCTGGCAGGCCGCGTAAAAGGCTTCGGCAGGACGGCGTTGGGCAGGGCGGTAGCCGGGGGCGGGACGATGGTCATGCCTTTGTTGCCGGTGAGGGCGTGCAGGGCGAGTTTGGTGGAATCAAAGGTGTCGCCGTGCCGGCCCATCACGTCCGGCTCGCATACGAACTGCCCGCGTTCCTTTTTCACCAGGCGAAAATCTTCACGCACGTAGCGGACGGCCGGCAACGCCAGAAGGTTGTCTTCCAGTTCGGAGACGAGGGACTCGCCGAGTTGTTGCTTGCGGTTGATGTTGGGCAGGCCGGGGCGCTCGATGGTTTCGCTGGCGACAACAAGGTCAACATAAACTTCGCCGCGAAATTCCTTGCGTGCGTCGGTGGCAAAGTAGCGTTCGTTGGTGGAGTCAATGCAGAGGCGTCTGGCGCGGCCGCCGGTTTTGCGCGCCTTGACGGCCAGCAATATATTATGGACGCGCTCCAGGGCCAGGGCCGGGTCGGCGGTCTTCCAGACGAAGATGGCGCGGGCAATGGAATCGTTGCCGACGCGCTCGATGACGGTGAGGGCCGATGGGTTGCTGGTCTGCTTTTCCGTGGTGGCCAGGTCCCAGCCGAGACCGACCGTGCCGTCGGTCAGATGTTCCTTGAGCCAGATCAACGCGGCGTCCATGTCGGTGTCGGCTTCGATCTGGAAAAATTCACAGGGTTGCTCGCCACCGGGCTTGCCGCGTTGCTGGGCATTTTCCAGGAGCAGGAGCGAGCAGGCTGCGGTGCCGCCGACAACAAACTTGACGGCATAGTTGCGGTCCCAGGAATCCTTGTTGTGATCGCGGCGGCGGGATTCATCCGGGGTGATGGCCTCGCCGGTGTCGTCGTCGTAGAGGGGCACGCCGTCCAGCGCGGCGTCCCAAGCGGTGACGCGGCGGACAAAAACGCCCAGCTCGCTGGTGTAAGTGTTGCCCTCCGCGCACGGCGGTGGATTCCAGTTGATGGGCGGGCAAAGCAGCTCGAATGAATAATGGGTATCATCCGGCGGCGGGGTGGTGGTGAGCAGGCAGCGGAAATACGGGTTGCTGGAAATGATGGGCTTGACGGCTTCCCAGACTTCAAGGAATTTTTTCACGCGGCCGACTTCATCAAGGATCAGGTCGCCGGTCTCGCCGACGGCATCCGGGGTGAGGGCGACAACCTTGGTGCGGCTATAGATGGTGCGGGAATGGTAGAGTCGGAACTCCAGGCGTTGGGACTCGTAAAGTTCGGCGAAGTCGGCGGGGGTGATGCTTTTGGAGCGGTCGCCGGCCAGCCGTGCGTTCACCATTTCCTCGGGCTTGAGCACCTTGCCGGAGTCCGCATCCACGAGAGAAAGTTCCATTTTTGCGCGGGCGGCCATGGCCACGAGCATCTGGAAAGCGCGGCTCATCTGCTCGCTTTCCTTGCGGACGATTTCACGGCCGAGATCGAGTTTAACGGAGCCGAAGACAACGGTGTGCCCGGCGGTGCGCATCATTTTTTTGAGCGCGATGCGTCCGGCGTCGGTGGTTTTGCCGTATTGGCGGCGCGTCAGGAAAGCGCAGATGCGATGGGCTTCAACATCCAGCTCAAAGGCGACCTGGCCGGCGCGTGGTTGATAGATGGCGAGCATGGTTCATGCGGCGGCTGCCGAACCTCGGCCTGGGATTACCGGTTTCCAGGTGCCGGGAAACATGAGCTGTCCAAGGCGCTCGATTTTGTCGGCGTTCGAGCTGTCGCTGTTCGCCACGTCGAGGGCGTTCCTGGCCGCGTGCCATTTCAAAAACAGTTCGCAGGTCTCGCGGCGGAAGATTTGTTCGTCCAGATCAATCTGCCGGTCCTTTTGCTTGAGCTGCTTTTTTTGGATCGCGAGTTTGACGTCGGTCTGCTCGGTGTTGCGCAGGCTGGAAAGCGCGGCGGCGATTTTTAAAAGGCCGTCGGGCGAGAAACGTTTTGGCTGGCCATCTTCCGTTTTCCCGGCATCGCCTTCGGTTGCCTCGTCCATGACTTCGAGGAGTTCGAGGAGCTGGCCTGAGGCGATGGCGGCGGCGCCGTCCGCGATGCTCGCGCCGCCGGCGCGCGATTGCTCGGCGGCATAGCGGGCCAGCTCGCGCGTGCGATCAATGCGTCCGCGCTGGCGCTGCCAGTCGGCAAAGCCGCCGTCGCGCCAGGCGCTGAGATTATTATCGTTGATGAGCAGTCCCTCGAAGTCTTCATCCAGAATGCGCTTGACGGTGGGGTGAGTGTTCAGCCAGGGGAGGATCTTGCCGGCGGACTGGCCATCGAGGAGGCGCTGGTTGAGTTCCTCGCGGAGCTTGACGGGGAGGCGGGCGATTTTTCCGGTGCGGGCGGACATATTATTTATATGGCAGGGGGCGTAGCAGCACCGCCCTACCGGGATTATGCAGCAGGCCGGAGAAGCCGGTGCGGCGCCAGGCGGCGAGGGCGCGGTCAAAGCGGGCGATGCGGGCCAGAAAAGGGCGCGACTCAATTTCCCGGACCACGCCGGGGATGACGGCGCCGTAAAGTTGGTGGAGTTGAGGGGTCACGCGCGCCTTTCGTAGGCGAGGACGCCGGCGGTGGTGGCCTGCCAGTAGCGGGTGTTGCCGAGCGGGTCAAACATGGCCAGCACGAGCGGCGGATTATAGCCGGCCAGCAAGACGAGCGCGGCTTCCACGTCCGCTGCCGGCGTCTCCAGGCCGCGGGCGGTGCGGACATGGCTGGCGACGGTGTGCAGCGGCAGGGCGGCGCGCTGGCGGACGGCCAGGATTTCGAGGACGAGGTGGCGGAGTTCTACGCGTTCGGTATCGGTTAAAGTGGTCATATTTTTTTGGCGCTCATTCACAGTTCCAGTCGCGCGGCCTCGCCGCGGTCGCTGATGTTCCATTTCATTTTTCCAGCCAGGCCCGGCACGCCGACGATCCATCGGCGCACGTTGCAGATGGCGATGGCGGCATCCAGCTCGGCCAGCGAGATGTTTTTACCGAGGCGCACGTACAAATCGCCGTGGATTTGCAGCTCGGTGAATTGGCCGCCGTCGAGGTCATGCAGCACGTCCAGGATGGCATTGCAGATTTTTATTTCGCGCGTTGTCATGGGGTTAATCGGCGGGTTCAATATCCACGCCTAGTTTCTGTGCGATTTTGCCCAAGGCGAACATGAGCCGCTGGTTGCGGTTGGCATTGTTGATTGTTTCCTCGAGGCGCCAGTGTTCGAGAACGTCGAGGCGACGGTCGATGTGCTGGTGCTGCAGTTTGCAGAGGCCGTCGTTGAACGGATGTGGCGACTTGCGAAATTCGGGCGGCGGCTCGTCGTCTATCTGAACCTTGGCCGGTTTGCGGAAGCCCAAGACGATGCCGATGATGACGGCTGCCAGGCCCAGCAGGCAACCGAGGGTGATGAACACCCACTTGAGAATCTCGGCGGGCACGCTGGTGAGGTCGGCCTGGGCGAGTAGCATATTTATTGAGGGGTGATGATCAGCTCTCCGAGTTTCATCTCCGGGTGCTTCCGGTTATTCGCCAGCCGGTTTTTGCACACCGTGGTTTGGAGATGACAGTCAGAGAACAGCTCTCGGTTTAGTGGCACATCATTCAAAGTCAGAATCCATTTGCCCTTCAGCTTCTCCACGCGGCTGCGGAGCTGGCGCATGTCGGCGGCCTTCCAGCTCTCATAAGCGGACTGGCGCGTCTCCAGGTAGGGCGGGTCGAGAAAGAAAAACGATTCGCGCGAATCGTAGTTGGCGAAGCAACGTTCGTAGGGGATGTTCTCCACCACCACGCCGTTGAGCCGCTCGCGCGCCCTGCCTAAAAGTCCGGCAATGGTTTTGTGTTCAAAGTTCACGCCACCGCCGGATGTCTTCGCCACGCCGAAGCTGTGCATGTTCCCGCCGAAGCTCGTGCGGTTCACCAGGAGAAACCGCGCCGCGCGTTGCAACTCAGTGACGCCCGGCTGCGCAATGAAGTCGTGCAGGTTTTCCCGGCTGGACAAAAACCAGTTCAACTCGCCGATCAGCGCCGGCAGATGGAATTGCAAATTGCGGTACAGTGCGACCAGGTTGCCGTTTATGTCGTTGACGATTTCCACCTCGGCCCGGTCCTTGGCCAGCAGGACCGCCAGGCTTCCGGCAAACGGTTCGCAGTAGCAGACGTGCGGTGGAATCATCGGCAGGATGTGTTTCAACATCCGGCTTTTGCTTCCCGGCCAGCGCAGGATCGGGCGCACGCGTTGGGTGGGTGGGGAGGACTGACTCATAAAATTTGAATCCGTTTCTGATACGCGAAGATGTTGTGGTCGGCCATGAGCACGTCCGTCTCGTGCCGATACGCGGCCCACAGGCCAAGCGCATCCGAGAAAAACGTGGTGAACAGCGACGGATTCAGGTCCCAGCCGCCGCCGACGGGTAGGAAGATTTCCTGTCCGCAATGTTTGTAGCCCAGCAGCACGCCGGGCACGCGCGGCACGATGTCGTTTTGATTCACGACGCGGAACGTCTCTTCATACAGGGTTTCGTTATAGAGATTAGCGAACGCGCGGTCGCCTACGCGGGGCTGGCCAAAGGTATAGACGCCGCCAATTGGAAATTTGAGACGCTGTAATTCGAGCGCAAAGTCAATAGCCTCCCCACCGCCCTTGGAATGACCCGTCACGAAGATTGGACCGCCGGTCTCCGGCACAGCACGACCGGAACCCGCGGTGACGGCGGACGGCAACGTGCTGCCGGCATCTTGCCGGCAGTTTTTAATCGCGGTGATTAAATCCGCCGTGATGGAGTCCACGTCCTCCTTGAAACCCTCATGGATCTCCGCCGGCCGTCCATCGTAGGCGTGGAAGTATTTGGCTCGCGGATGGTCTTTCAGGATTTTGAAATTCTGAATCCAATCGCGCAGGCAAGACGAACCACGGAAGGCGACGGAGATGCAGTTGCCCTCGTTGATGACTACCGCCGCGGCGTCCCTGTCGCGGTTCACGAAGAACTGGCCTGACACGCCCATTGCCTCCAGGCTGCGGCTGGTCTGGCCATTCGCCGCGGCGCAACGCTCCGCGCAGGCGCGGGCGTTGGGCCACGAGAAACCAAACGGCGTTGGGTCAAGAGGCAACATGGTTAAGGAATTGGGAACGTCGAACATCGAACATCGAACTCTGAACATTGAATCAGGGAAAACACGTGCCGGTTTTTCGTTCGGACTTTGAATGTCGCCGAATCAGGACCACCGGCAAACCCCGCGCCCGCTTCACGTGTTGCGGGCCTGATGTTTGGTTTTATAAAGAACACTTTGCTCATGGTAGGGTCCCGCATTGCGGGACTGCGCCGCCGGCGTCGCGGCAGCGACGTCCTACCAATTCAGTTATGGCGTGTTGGTTGTGGTGACCGGGATGCCCGGGATGACCGGAATGACGTTAGTAATAACCCCCGCGGCGGTGCCTACTGCGGGCGTGAGTCCAGTCAGCACCAAAGCCGTGCCGCGCAACTTGCGAGCGCCGATTTGGGCGGTGGTCTCCGCTTTGGATTGCAGGTCGGCGGCATTGCCAGTGGCGAACTCTTCGGCCCCTTGCTGCGAAGTCAGACCCATGTCAGCCGCCATGCTGGTGGCATAATTCGGTGTGGCCACCGAAGCCATCGTGTTGGATGAACTGCCTATGGAGACCGGAATCATCTGGTAGAAGTTCCGGATCAGTCCAAGCCGGACGTGGGGAATTTGCGACACCGCGTCGGCGGATACGTCAAAGCCGAGCACGGTGGATTTAACCGCGATGATGTCGCGCCGTGGCGCGGTGTTGCAGCCGGTGATGGCGTTGCAGCCGACGACCAGCAGCGCTGCCGTCGCTATGAGTGGAATCAATCTTGTCATTTTCATTTTCAGTTTTCCTTTTTGGTTTGCGAAGCCGTCCCGCATTGCGGGACGGTCATGGGATTTTTGTTTGATGGTGGAAATTTATTTCAGGCGATTTGCTTTCTTCAGAGCGGCTATCGTCGCGTTCAAATTTGCAACGTTCGTTTGCAAAACCGTCACGTTCGTATCCGTAACCGCAGCGTGCGCTTGCAACTGTGTGATGGCTGGAACGAGCACCGGCGCCGGAACTGGCAGAATGACTTTTGCATTGACGCCCTGCCGGTTCGTGCTGCTTTGGGAATCGGTCGTCAACGACGTCGCCTTGACCGTTCCATCCTGCCGCACGTCGCTCGCACTGACGACGTAACTGACGGCGTTGGGATAGTCATCGTATTGGCCGGAGGTCAGCGTCGTGCGGAACAGCGTGATAGAATGCGTCACGTAATCCGGCGTCGTGATCGTCACGGCCAGGCCGGTGACGTCGCAGTCCAGGGGATTATACCGCAGATCGTTGGCCACCGTGACGCCGTAGCGGATGGTGTCGCCGGGACTGCACGCCTGCGTGTCCGTGTAAAAGCCCGTCCACAAGGTGATGCCGGAGCAGCCGGGAGGAGTTTGTTGGGCAAAGGCTGAAGGCTGAAGGCTGAAGGCTAAAGTTAAAGCCAGCAGCGAAAGACTGAATCGGATTTTATTTTTCATGGGATTTTGGTTTTGAAGGACGGCAGCCGAGGACGGGAACAAGCGAGCGACCGCCTGCCGGAGGAATGTCGCCCGGCTGCCAGAATGTTTGAGTGAGGTCGCTCGCATCACGCGGGCGATTTAATCACAGGCGGGAAAAAGGCGTAAGCGCACGCGGCGGACAAGGCGGACAAGGCGCGGAAATTATTTGAAGGGGGAAACGTCGAACATCGAACTCCGAACTCCGAATGGGGAGAAAGTAAGCACAGGAAAGAGAGGCACCAAGAAAAATCGAAAACCCATCTCAAGTCAAAAGCAGAAATTGGGAAAGCTGAAATGGTGAAATACTATTTGCCGCCGCATTGGGTGCAGTGAGGGCGATGGCTGGCGTTGACGATGCCCACGACGATCCAGACGGGAATCCAAAGGCCGCAAAGGAAGAGCGTGACGAGCGCGTGGACGAGATTGTTGGTGCCGGGCCGGGTGTGCAGCGTGAGTTTGCCGCACGTCTTGCAAAACTGTTGGGAGTGGACTTCAGCCACGATAAAATTATTTAGCGACCGCTGGCGGCGTCCAGGGCGTTCCGTAATCGTAAGACTCCAGAACTCCGTAGGGATAACGAAAAACGCCCACGCGCATGGCAACAATTGGATTCCCATTATTCAACACCGCGCCGGTTGTTAAGGCGTCCTGATGGGGAAAGTTTTTTATGAAGACTGTTTTTTGGATGGCCGTGCCTTGTGATCCTTCAAAGATAAAATCAACGGTGATCCCTCCATCCAGAATCTGATTAACTTTCAGGTAGGTGGGGTTGCTGGCCGCTGGCAGCACAAACCAATTGGTGGACCCGGCGGGATGATAAACCGTGCCGGCAACTTTACGGAAGCCGGCGGCTTGCTTGATTTGCAATTCCCGCTGTTCGGAGTTTTGACCAAACGTCAGCGCGCACGACGCGAGCAGGATGAGGATGGTGGTCTTCATGGGGACAGGTTGGGCTTGATTTAATTCCCGTCAAGCGCAGTCTGTGCGCGGTTCCTCAAACCGACGTTCAGGAAAGGGCTATGAACGCGCGACTGCTTTTGGATGATGACTTGCGGCAAAGGGTTTCTCATTTGTCAGTGAGTGAAATCAGGATTTTATTGGTTCAATTGGAATGCGAAGCGGCGGCCCTGCGTATTTTTTTGCGCGCCGCTGATGCCGATAAGAAACGGCGCCGTGCGGCCCCACCTCGATCATCGGGTCCGAACCGGCTTTGGAATTGACGGGTCGCGCCGGCGGTGGCGCGGCGGGCTGGCTGGAATCTTTCAGCTCCAGGCCGGCTTTTAAATCGGCCTCTAAAAGTCCCCTAATGTAATTGGACAGGCTGCGCCTTTGAGATCGCGCCACGGCCCGAGCGTCGGCCAGGAGCTGTTCCTGGCCGGAGAAGGAAACCGTGTGCGTCGTGTATCGTTTTTGGCCCACGGAAGGAGGATAAACCAGTTGAAAAGATTTTTCAAAATAATTGTTGACGTAACTTAAGCAGACTGCTTAAGTCTTAAGAAACGATAGATATGGCCAACAAAACAGGAAACATTGCTCACGGATTAAGCATCTCGCCGGAATTGCTGGAGGACGCCAAGGAGCGGGCGCGGTCGCAGGGCCGCAACTTCAGTTCGCACATTTGTTTCCTGTTGAGGCTCGACATTTACGGAGACGAAAATTATGGCCGCAAATCCAGTCGGAAAAGGGACCGTTAACGTAACGGTCAATTTGCTGGCGCAGGAGCGCCTGATTCTCGGTCGGCTTGCCTTGAGCGACGACCGGAGTCTGGGGGAGTTTATCCGGCGCATGGTGGTGACGGGACTGCGCACGGTGAATCCGCAGTCGGCGAGCGACATGGAAGAGGCCCGCCGAAAACATTACGAGCAGATTTTGCTGAATTTCAGATGACCATCTTTACCAACCTCTTTCAACCCGCGGTGGTGGCGGCAACAACTTCAACGCCGTCCCCTCCACTTTATCGCCGCCGGTTGACCATGGAAAATCCACCGGAGCGCGCGGCATCGTTTCTCACAATTCAGTGCCGCGCGCTTTTAAATTTATGAACAAATACGATGAAATCATGGGCGCCATCATGCGCGCCGAAACCGTCAACGAGCCGGCGCAGCTCGACGAAACAATCAACGACGCGCTGATGTTGAGTGAAATCAACTGCACCCAGGCGGCGCTGCTCTTGCGCTCAGTTCAGCGGCGCGCAGACGCCATTGTGCAACTGGCAACGATATGAGCTACGACCGCACCACTCAAATTCTGAACGCGCGCTCGCTGGCCGAGTTCCGCGCCCAGGAAGAGCTGGAGGACTCGGCACGGATGGAATTTCTGCGGCGGCTGCACCAGGCCGGTCTGGAACTGACGCCGTGGGAGACGCAGTTTGTGAATGATTTTATTGCCTCGCCGCGTGGCTTCACCCCGAAGCAACGCGAGAGCGTGGATGAGATCAAGAAACTTTACGGGCACCGATTATGACTAAGGACTTCGACATGGCCTTGGATATTTTGAACGCCGTCCGCCAGCCGCGCGAATGTTTAAGCCAACAGGATATTGCCCTTGTCTGTGGATGTTCAAGGTCGCTGATCCATCAGATCGAGCACCGCGCTTTGCGTAAAATCCGCACACGCATTCGTCAGGAAATGGGATTGAGCTTCGATGAATGGTTCAAACTGGGCAGCCAAAATTTATGACCACTCAACAATTCATCCATCGCCACTCGAAGTTTCCGCCGACTACTCAAAACGTTTTCCTGCTCGGCCTGGCCGCCGGCGCGGCGCTGGTGTCAATCGTAGCCGTCCTGGTTTCTTTTTCCCCGTGAACTCTCAACCCTCAACCCCCAACCACGTAAAAGGGCTTCACCCTCACGTGGCAGGCCCTCAACCGACCACGATGCCGTGCTGCGTGACGGTGGAGGAGTTTCTGGCTTATGTCCGCACCCATCACCCGCTGCGCAAGCGCGCGGTGGCGGATGCCTGGGCGTGCCTGCAAATCTGGTTCTGCAAGCATCCGCAAAATTCCCGATGGAACTGAATTATGAACATTAAAAAACTGTCCGATACGTTGCACATCTTGGGCCTCAAATTCGGCGGCAATCTCAGTCTGGTGAAAGCAAAATTCGAGGAGGGCAAGCGCGGGGATGATCCTGAAATAGAAAGGCTGATGGTTGAGGCGAATGGTTTGAGCGCCAAAATGGGCGGAATGCTTTACGCCGCCAGCCTGCTGCTGAACGAAGACGAAATGAAACGCTTCATCTACCGACCGGGAATTATTGACGACAAAATGGTGGCCGAAACGGTTGCCAACATCGAAAAATCTCTCCTATGAACCAACTCAAAATTGTCCAAAAAATCAGTCAAATACCGAAAAAAGCCGGAATGGGTCATCAAATTGGAAGCGACTTCCAATTTGCCCGCCAAGCCTGTATCCGCGCCCTTGACCACCTTAACGGCAGCCGTCAACTGTGCATCGTAGCCGGCCAGATGTTGCGCGAATTGAGAGACCGGTGCCGGCATGGCGAGTTCATGCCGTTGTGTGAAGAAAACATCCCGGAAATAACCCACCGGACAGTCACCACCTGGATTCGCGGCGCCGAATCAGTGACGAAGTTTTTGAAATTCCCCGACGCGATTGAAGTGGACAGCGTGGTGACGCCGCTCTCGGAAATCCTCACCGCCGATGATAAGAATTTATCCAAAGAAGGCCGGACGTTCAAGCAGACCTGGTTCAACTGGACCAACGGCAAAAGCATAAAGGAAATCACACTCGGCGACGAGGTGGCGGCTCTCTCGCGATCCTTGGGCGGGAAATACGGCAAGAATGCCGGCGGCGGCGGCGACCGGAAGGATTTCCCCAAGTTCATCGGCAAAAAACTTTCCCAGCTCACCACGCACCTGGAGCACTACAAAAATTTCACCGGGCCGCAACTGGAGCGGACGGAAAGTTTGTTCAAACAGAACATCGCGAAGTGGCCGACGGGCGCGCTGGAGATGGCCATGCGTCACTTCAAGGAAGAATTGAAAACACGGTAACGCGTAAAACAAACCCCAAACGACGCGTCGCCAAAAACATGAATCAAGACGAACCAAATTTTTTCGGGACGAACGGCGTTAAGACCGGTGAACACACGTCTGCGGCGAGGTCAGAGCCACCGATTGGTCCCGCCGATTGCGGGATCGAAGCTGGTGAAACCATTACCCGCGGGCGCACCGGCAGACCAAGTAGTCCCGACACTTTGCCAGAGGATTTTAGTTCTGCCGGTCCCGCAGTGCGGGACCGGACAGCACGTTACTATACGGACGACGAGCTGAGGGAGGCGAACGAGCGCAAGGCGGTTTGTGAAAAGTTTCTTGAACTCACGCGCGGCGATTATTCACAACGCCAGGCAGCGGAGGCGTGCGGCAAGTCGCCATCATGGTTCAGTGGCTACGATTCCATGCTAGCCCGGTATGAGCGCGAGGGTCTCGCGGGCCTGCTGCCGCAGCGGCCTACGGGCGCAGTGGCGGGCAACCTCACGGCGCAGATCGAGGCGCTCGATTGGTTCCAGCCGGCAGCGGAGTTTTTCTACCTGATCACGAACCGCACGAACGTGGCCGGCAGCGTGCCGGAAGCGATCCGGCGCGTCATCAGTTTGCCCAATCTGCCAGTCGGTTGGACGAAGACGATTACGCGGCGGTTTCTAAAGAAGCTCGGCAGGGCAGAGTTGCCGGTCTGCCCCGACGCGCTGCGCGAAACAATTCTCGGCCGCCAAAAGGCCGGGCAACCGCTGGTGCCGGACCGCATTGCCCGGGCCATCACGCGCATTGTGACACGGAATGTCATCGAGCAGTATCGCCGTCCGCACGAAGCGGGGCTGAATAATTTGCAATGTCCGGGCACGATGATGATGACGCGCTGGAACGGGGTGCGGGAATTTGTCCGCGCAGGGGACATCCTGGAACCGGATGACGGCTCGATAAACTTTCCGGTGTGCATCCCCTGGACGTCGCCCAATGGCGGCTTGATCACGGAGACGCCGTGCTCCGCCCGTTACGGCGTTATCGTCGGGCGCTTTCAATGGTTGCGCTCAATAGATGTTGCTACACGGTTCCGGCCGGGCTGGGTGTTCGTGGCGCGGTCGCGCGGCGGTTATCGCGGCGCGGACGTTCTCACTCTTTTGCACGGACTCACGATTCAGCATGGCGCTTGGGAGGTCTATCGGTGCGAGCAGGGGGTGTTCAAAAGCAATCTGGTGAAGCAGGCCATCAAACTGCTTGGCTCGCGGTTGCATACGGTCATCTCGCCGCATTCCAAGCCGTTCATCGAGGGCGGGTTTAATCAGGATTGGACGAAGCTCTCGGTGCACTTCCCGCAATGCGACATCGGGCGGTATCGGGGCGATACGGAGGAGGCGAACAAGGTGGTGCAGTCTTGCCGCCGCGGCGCGACGGACCCGCGCAGATATTTCCCGATGCTGGCCGATGCGCTGGCCGCGTTCACGCAGATCACGGAGGAGGAGAATCGCACGCTGGTTAAATCCCGCAATTCAGGACAGTGGGTGCCGGAAGAGAGGTGGGCGCGCGAGACTGGCCAACAATCCACCAATCCATCAATCCATCAATCCGCTCGTCCACTTCGGAAAGTGGACGAGGCTTTAATGTTTATGTTCGCGCCGTTCGCGATGGAGTGGACGGTCAAGGGAATGCTCGTGGGCGGGCGCGTGCCGATATTCGAGGATATGTCCGTGCCGTTCGATTTCTCGGCGCATTGGCTTCAGGAATTTTCCGGGGCGCGGCTGCGTCTGCATTTCGATCCTACTGCGCCTCACTGTCTGGCCACTCCTGTGTTACTCCAAGCCTGGAACGGGCATCGCGCGGGCGAGGTGTTGCCGCCACTCACGCAGGTGAATGAGACGACGGGTTACATCCGCATGGTGCTCGGTTGGGGCGAGGATTCCGGCACGGCGGGTCTCAAGGCGAAGCAACAGGCGGCGGTGGCCATGCGGCGCGAGGTGCGCACGGTGATGCCCGGCGGCAAGAGCGGATATACGAAGAGCGAGATGAAGGCGCTGGAATCTCACGGAATAATTCAAAGGGATGGGGAACAAGTCCAAAGTCCAAAGTCCAAAGTCCAATGTCCAATGAGGAGTAGCGCCAGCGAACGCGCGGCGCGCGTAGCCGAGACGGAAAAATTTGAACGGGAGAATCAACACCTGTTCGTTTGACAACCACCAAAACAAAATGCACAACGACCGAATCAAACAACTCCGCGCGCTGGCGCGGGATGTTCAGAACTACCAGATCGAACGCGGCTGGAGCGATTCCAAAATCTGCTCGCAGATCGCGAACATCGGTTCCACGAAAACTTACAAGCGCATCCTGGATGAGGCGGACCCGCTCGACCAGATGGACGTGGAAAAACAGATCCGCAGTTATGAGGCGGCGGTGGAACTCATCAAGGCGCGTCGCGGCAAGGACCGTCCGCCAGAGCCGGAGTATGAGGACTTTGCGAACATCGTGGACAGCCGGGCGGCGGTGGCCCGCGCGCTCCAGGAGGATTCAATCGCCCGCTTCGTCGTCATCGAGGGCGAGAATGGCACGGGCAAGGACGCGGTAAAAAACGCGCTGCTGGACAAGTGGAGCAAAATCATCGTGCCGGTGGAGGCGACTGAATTGTGGCGCGAGAGCATGAGCGTGCCGCTGGCGGACATCATCAATGCGCTCTCGATCCGGCGCCAGACGGAGAGCGGCGAGAAGTTCAAGATGCCGAATTTTCCGGCGGCGCGGCTGGAACTCATCATTGAGGAACTGAAGAACCGCAAGTTGGTGCTGCTGATAAACGAGGGTCATCACATGGGGCCGCGGTCGCTGAACCTGATCAAGACGCTGATCAACCAGACGCCGGTGGTGCCGGTGATGTTATGTATTCCCAAACTGTTGCAGCGGCTGGTGAGCAGCGCGTATGAGGAGGCGATACAACTCTTCGGCAACCGGCTGTGCGAGCGGGTGCGGCTGAATGCGCCGGCGGAGGATGAAATTCTGCTGATGTTCGAGCGGCGCGGGGTGCGGTTTGCGGACGTGCAGGAGGAGAACCTGGCGGCGCAGGCGCTGGCCCGGGAGAGCGCGCACTTCGGCAACTGGCGTTACATCGTGCAGGTGACGCGGGAGGCGCGCGAGATGGGCGCGGGAAAAGCCATGACGCTGAAAACTTTCACGGAGGCGCAGACGCGGGCGCGCAGCCGCCGGGTGAGCAACCAACAGATGAAAGCGTAAAACGTGATTCGTGATATGAAGCACATTTACGAAGACCTGTACGGCTGGCGCGTGATCATCCAACGCAGCGGGTTGCGCTATCACGTCTTCATCGCCAACCGTGGCGACCATGCCGCCGCCTTGCAACGTGCCGTCGTCGAGCGCGACCATTTTCTGGCAGTCCACAAAAAGGCCCGAAGCAACACTGGGATTTGCGGAATTAGCGAGACGGTGGAATGGAAACATAACCGGCCCCATGACTGTTTCTCAGTCACCTTCGGGGCCAGCCGGAAAAATTATCCCGTCCGATTCCATTATCGCGGCCTGGCGGACCGGTCGCGTGCGCTGCGCGCGGCGGTGGCGCACCGGGCGCGGCTGGCCGGCGAGGACGCGGTACAACTTTTAACCCAGGCATTGCCATGAGCGACCAGCTTCCCTTCAAGCGCCTGGAAGTGTGCGACGTGTTCACGCCGACGAAGATTGCGGTGTTCGAACGGCCGCATGAGGCGGATGAGATCGTGGTGATCAATATCGGGCGTGAGGAGTTTCATTGCGACGCCGGCACGCTGAAGGTGATCGGCGATGTGATGGTGGGGATGCCCCCACGGGCCAATGCGCCAGGAGGCGCGGGATCATGAGCGCCCCTCTCACCAAAGGCCAGAAGCGATACCTCTCGCAGTTATCGGCGCGGGCCTGCAACCGGCAGGCGGCGCTGGCGCGCGGGCGCGGCGAGGTGTTCGCGGAGGGCAAATATGCGGGCCTGGCGGTGAGCGCGGCGGAGGCGCAATACCGTCACGATGAGGTGGCGCGGGCGTGCGGCAAGGCGGGGCTGCGCTGTTGCAGCCAGGATGATTACAAGCTGGTCGAAGGCCATTTCCTGGAGTTGCTCGGGCACTCCGGCGCCGCGCTCAATGCCCAGGTGCGGGCGCTGACGGAAACGCGCCGGGTGATCGAATACAAAATAACCGAGGCGTGCCGGGAGTTCGGCTTTGCCTTGAGCTACGCCAATAAAATTTGCTGCTCGCAAAATCACGGCAACGGTCTGGACGCCGTGGATGAGAAACATCTGTGGCAGGTTTTTTACACGGTCCGCAATCGCGGCCTCGCCAGACGCCGCAAGAATTTGCACCCAATGCCGATGGCGGCATGAAGCCAAACACACAACATCGAACGCTGAAGGCTAAATACGAACCATGAATGCAACAGGAAAGAAAGCGCGGCGGGAGTCAGGGCTGACCCGACACGAATTGCACAAGGCCCATCACAGCCGGAAAAGCCCGGCCAAAATCAAACAGTTCGCCCAGTCCAAAAAGGAAATGAAGGGCGGCCGCGTATAAGGCTTCGCCTCACGCGACGAGGCCATCAACCATCACCCAAAAACGAATATGAGCAAATCCCGAATCAAAGTTAAATTGCCCACCATTGCCACGCGCGACGAGGCCGAGGCCGTCATGAACGAACTGGCTCTTACCGCCAACAATCTCCGCAAGATAATCGCCGGCCGCGACGCAGCGGTCCTGCGCGTCAACGAGTCTTACGCGAAGGATATTGCCGCCTGCGAGGAGTCTATCAGCGGCAAGACGGATGTGTTGCGCGCCTGGGCGGAGGCCAGCCCGGACCAATTCCCCAAGGGCCTCAAGAGCCTGGCCTTGGCCGCCGGCACGCTTGGATTCCGGACCGGCACGCCGAAGCTGGCGCTGCTCTCTCGCGCATGGAATTGGGAGAAGGTCCTGGCGCAGGCGCGGTCGCTGATCCCGGCGTTCATCCGCAGCATACCGGAACTGGACAAGGCAGCCATCCTCGCGCAGCGCGACGAGGGAATCCTCCAGTTCGCCATCAAGGCGTGCGGGATGAAGGTCGTCCAGGACGAATCTTTCTTCATCGAGCCAAAGCTCACCGACACCGACGCGCGGCAAACTGTCGAGGCGTGAACTATCCAACAACTCAACCAAACAAATCATGAAAATCGAAATCAAACACTGGTGGACCGGCGGCGTGCTCTTTGAGCACGACGCCGAAATAAATACTATCAAGCTGACAGTCGAAGCGGCTGTAAAAGCGCGAGCACG